GTGTACTCTACTAACCACTCTACAGGCTCATAATTACGGTTGATAATCTCGTAAATGGTATCAATGTTTTCAGCGGTGAACCGGTCTAGGTAGTCGGACTCATTCCACTCTTTGATACGCTTACCCTTTTCTAGGCGGTAGTCGTTCCAAAGTTCGTTTACTTCTTCGTCTATAGCCTCTTCGTTGTAGCCCTCGATAGTGCCATTTTCCTGTTGGCAAAAATAATAAAACGAAAAATCAGCCATGCTATACCCTTTCTGTGTGTCGGAGTTCCTGTAACCCCTTTGTTAGCTAATACTATACGGGCTTTGTTGCTGGTTGTCAACAACTTTCACAAAAATAAAGTGGAGGGCGCAAACCCTCCACAATTCCTACATATTAGCAGGTAGATATTCTTTTCCAACCTCTATCTGACTTGATAGCGTCAGTATATTTAATCGGCTCATCAAAGATTTTATATTCCCAGTGGCCGCCGTTTACCGCTGGTAGTCCTTGCTGTACGGCTTTCTGTGGAACGGTTACCCACCTAAAATGTAGCCTATTTTCATGCGCTAGACCGTGGCAACCGCTAGCGTTTCCACTACCGCATAGAGTAATAACGGGTTTGTCTAGTTCTACCCCGTTAACGTACATCTTGCCAGCTGAACGCCTTACAATATGGTGATTGTTCAGCGGGTAGGTACAACCACAAACAACGCACCTGTGAGCCTTAATAGACGGCTTACCCATTAAGGGCTGCAAAATAGCAGGTAAAGTAGTTACTTTTGCCATGATTAGAACATCTTTCTCACGTAGACCGTATTGAACTCGTAGCCAACTTCTACGGGCTTACCCTTAGCGTGTAACATCAAACCCGCAACCGTGCTAATGGTACTCTCTCGACTTTCACACGCTTTAGTAATTATTAGGTCGGAACTGTCTAGGAACTGCTCTAGCAATTCTTCGTACTGTTCGCACTCTGTCATAGGTAGCTTGTTCGCTGCCTTAAAACCTAGGTTATACTCGCACATAGTGACCTACCACAAATCAACGGGGCTAATGTTCAAGCCCGTACATAGTTTCTTGAACACTCTTAGAGACGGCTCACGCTCGCCATTTTGCAGCCTAAAGACGGTAGTCCTATCCAGCCCACATTTAACGGCTACGCCCTTACTGTTCAAGCCCTGTTCTTTCATTGCTTTCTTGAGTGTCTTTACATTCATGTTTAACCTCTCTCAATATCTTCTAGCATTGATTGATAACGCTCTTTAGTGCTGCGTTTACGCCCTGTTTTGAACTCCAATGGATAACAAACCTCTAGTACCCTGTTGTATATACGTTGCTGCGTAATATCAGGCGTGTGTACCAACTCGGAACGTGTTAGGTTGGTACTAACCACCATAGGTTTACGGGCGTTATAACGACCGTCAACCACCGCATAGACAAACTCTTGAGCAAACGGGGTAGTGCGTTCGGCGCCTAAGTCATCAAGTATTAGCAAGTCGCAACTAAGCAGCTGACCTAATAGGCGCTCTGTAGCCCGTTTCTCTGTGGTGTCCTTGAACACGACTAATTGAGGAACTGACCTCATAATGACGCTTTTCCCTGCGTCTATTACCTTGTTAGCGATAGCACAACTCGCAAAGGTTTTCCCGCCGTCTGGACTGCCGAACAACAATAGCCCGTAATTAGCGCCCTCAATGCAGCGGTTAGCGTACTTCTCGCACTTTGCCAGCTGCTCTACACCGTGCAAGCCGTCCGCTGCCTCGAACGTTTGCGCTGCCATTTCCTCGAACTGAAACGCTGTTTTAACCCTCTCAGCCCGTGCAGCTTTAAGGGCGTTAGCCCTCTCAGCTGCCTCGGCTGCCTCATGCTCTTTAATCTGACAATCGCACATAGACGGGTATAACTTGCCATTGTGTAAATAGGCTTTAGGCTTACCGCACACCTCGCAAATCGGAACGTCTACGCCCTCATAGCTGTTCAGTACATTAACCACGTTTACCCCTTAAAACGCACACTCTAGAACCTCTGTAGGCGCTTGCTGTAGATAGCTCTCGAACTTTGACGCTCTAAACAAGGTTTCAGGTCTTAGATACTGCCTCATATCCGTTCGCAACCACTCAGACGCTTTCACATCAATGACTTTAATACAATCATCTACTGTGTACCCCTCATTTAGACGGGCTGTAACGGGTTTAGAACTGCTATCACGTCTATAGTCGTATGATTTACCCGTTACCTCGTTCAAATGCTCTATAACGGCTCTCACGCCCTCTACGGGTGTTTCAGTGGTCGGTTTCTGTGTCACTTCCCGTTTGCGCCGTGTAGTCACGTAAGAGTTGAACGTTACGCCATTTACAACCGTCTCAGACTTAACCAGTAAACCACAATCAACCAACCCAGCAAGCACGTTTGAAACGGTCGAAAGACTACACCCTGTCCAGTCACTTATGTACTGCCTTGAACCGTGGAAACTGTGACCCTCTGACTGACAAAAACCGTAGATTAGGGCGTAAATAATCAGTTCGTTTCCTTTCAGTTCCAACTCTGAGCGCATAAACGACTGAATGACGATATAGCTATCTCTATTCATTGTGCGACCTAGCAATATCAGCATAAACACGGTTTACCAGCGTATCAATTCCAAGTTTTGAAAGATATACAAGCCCGCCATTTTTACCGCCCGCACAATCTAGGCAAACGGTTTTTTCGAACGGATTGATATAAGCTACTTTGTCTAGATTGATAATAGTATCGTAGCCTCTTTCATCTTCAACAATCAGAAAATTGCTAGTCATTGTTACCACCTACGCTTGCCATAAACTCAGCAAATTCTCGCAACTGTTCGTTAAGCGTATCAACTGCGTTTTTAATCGCTTTAGCAAGCTGCTCTGTCTCACTAACAGGCGTATGCGTAAGCTGATTAGGTAGGTACGTAATACTGCCTAACGTTGATGTTTCAAAACAACGAATACACACGCTATTGACTGCCATATATTCAATGCCTGTTACACGGCATTTACCCATATTTTTGTTGTATACCGTGTCTCCAACTTTGATAACTTCACCGTCTTTATCTAAAGGCAACTCAACCATGTTAGACGTGTCACACAATTCAATCAGACGGTTGCGAACAGCCTTACAATCTGTTTCCCATGTTGTATTATCGGGAATTTCCTCGCCAATAAGAGCCTCATAAACTTCATCATTTTCTGTGTAGTCGAACTCTTTTCCAATTCTCTCAGCGATTGCCTTACGCTCTTCTTTAGTTAGCATTGTTCATCAACTCCCTGTAATGACTGCAAAACTCACACGCTGAACAGTAATTGAGACATTTGATATCCTCACCCCTACGGTGTTCAACATAGAAACCCTTACCCTCTTGCTCTACTCTAGCGTTAGCCTCTTCCTCGCTGTCATAGAGTTTGACGGCTGTTTTACGCCCCTCTTTCATGACTGCGTATTTGTCGGACTTGTGCCAACGCTCAACGTCTGAACATAGAGGCAAATCATCATCGCTCAATTTCTCAGCTTGCTCAATCTCTGAAAACTTAGCCTTGAGCCAACGCTCGAACTCTTCTAGGTCTTTGTCGGTGAACTCCCAACCTACACGCTGCACGGGGTGCTGCGGGTAGGTATGGTCTGTCTTTGCTTTGGTCTTTGAATGGTCTTTGAGCATTCCCACGATTTCACCACGGCGGGCGTTAAAACCGATTTTACGCAACAACCACACATAGGCTAGGCATTGAGTGCGCCAATCATCGAAATCTTTATAGATGAATTTCCACACGGTAGCGGTTTTGTAGTCTGTGACTGTACCCGTTGCGTCATCGTACAAATCAAAGATACCGCTCAACTCATATCCGTTTTGTACCTCAACCGATAGCCAATTTTCCTTTAGCTGGTCGGCTGTCTCTTCGGACTGCTCCAAAATCTTATGAACCGCTGAACCGAAAATAGCCCATACCATTTCAGAAACATCTGTTTCAATTTCTTCTGAGTGTCGGCGCTGTAAAATTGCCTCTCTCGTACCCTTTAGAACAGACGTTACACTGTAGCGTTTATCTGTATATTGATAATCGCTGGTAGCTGCGTCTACGAACGGCTGAGGTAGGTTTAACTCATTAGTTAGTTTCATGTTTTATCCTCCTATGATTGTTACCCTTAAAAAACTTTCGTTCCTTGTACGGGGTAGTTTCGTAACGTTTAGGCTTGTAACCTGTTTATCATCGTCATAAGCTACCCCGTTTAATGCGTCTAGGACTGCTTTAGAAACGTTATCTATATCAGGCTTAGACGTGTCCAATTCTGCCAATAGACGTTTAGGTCGGCTTTTTGGTAGTTCCCTGTGAATGAAGATTGATACACTCACCGCTCCGCTGAACTTCTTACCGCCCGCCTCTGTGTATGCCTTAGCTATGGAGCGCTCATACTTCATATAACTAACGGGTGTATAAGCCCTGCCATATCCTCCACGGGCTGAAAATCTAGGGCGGGGCTTACCTCTTACCTCGCCCCTTAAAACAAACGATTGAAACATTACAGGTCGTTTAGTTCTTGCATACTGTCATGTACGCTACCCGCTGCCTTTGCTAGACGCTTGATATTCTCCTCAAACCTAGCAACAAGAAAAGCGCCCACCTCTTCGCCATTACACTCACTAATAAGAGACCAATTTACAACGACTTTTAGCCCTACTGTGACTAACGCCTCTAGCTGCTCTCGCTCAATCTTGATAACGTCTTTCTCCATGTTTCTATCCTTTCTTTAGCGCCCCGCCACCCTTTGCAGCGGGGCTACTTTGTTGATACCTACTATAGGGGCTTTGTTGCGTGTTGTCAACAACAATTTTATTGTGACATTATGACCAAAATTCCTACACAATTACACCCTAGAACGGAATATCTGCGTCATACATATCTACGTTATCGCTGATATCTGCCTGTGTCTGATACTGTACGGGCTTATCCTGCTTAGTAGACATAAAGGTAATAACGTCTACAATCACCTCAACTTTTGAGCGCTTTTGACCCTCTTTGGTTTCCCATGTTGACTGTGTTAGCCTACCAGTTACGCAAACCTTAGTACCCTTTGCGAGGTAGTCGGTAATGCTCTCAGCCCTTGCGCCGAAAATATTACAGTCAAAGAAGTTTGGAACATCTTCCCATTGTCCAGTTGTTGAGTTCTTGCGGCTATCATTGACCGCAATACCAAAGGAACAAACGCCCGTGCCTTTGGTTGTAAAACGCAATTCTGCGTCTCTAGTAAGGTTACCGCTCAAACAAACTGTGTTAATACCTCTCATGTTTAGCCCTCTTTCTTAACCCGTGTTAGCCAACTTGTAACAATTCCAACCGCTGCCGCTCTCTGATTGTCTGTGTACTCAATCTGTTCAGCGGTTACACCCAACTTTTTCATTGCAGGGGTAACGTTTAGCGCCTTGATAACATCATCGACCGTTTTACCCCTCATGTTTGCGAACTCTAAAACCTTATTTTGTAGTGTTTCCTCTGTAACGCTCTCAGCGGCTTTCTGTGGGGTAGTTTGTTGTGTCCTGCGTGTAGTAGTCGTTCGTGTTGCTGTTCGTGTCTTAGGGGCTGTCTCAGCGGGTCGATTATCAAGTGCGTCTACCTCTTCACCGCTGTCTACCGCAAACAGACCACAAATAGCGTATTTTCTCGCATAGGAACTAGCCAAACCGCTAATTTGTGCGGCGTCCATGCCTTTCTTTTCATCTTCTTCGCGGGCATAGGCTACAGACGTTACAGTTTCCTCGCAACCGTCAACGTAAAACGTTACTGTTGCCTGTGTGTAGTAGCGCTCACCAATAAGAACAACGCTATCAGTCATGTAGTAACCGCATTTGTATTTCTTGCATAGCGGTTTGAGCGCTGCGTTAATGCTCTCTAAGTTTCGGAACTTGTATTTACCAAATGCGTTGTACTGGTCTTTTGGTACGTTTAATTCCTCTCTTACTTCGCTTAGAACTGAATAAACTTTTGACATAGTGCCACCTTTCAACGGTATGTATACCCCCCGCCCTTTGCGAGGGGGTATATTGACTAATTACTCTTTAACAAGGTAGATAGTTTCGGCGCTTTTTTGCCTCATATTATATTTTGCCATTTGATTATCTCTGAGTAGGTAGTCCGGTGCAGCAAAACCTACGCACTTTAGATAATCGACCAGCTCCATTTTTGTTTTGAAAGACTTGCCAAGATAAACACGCTCAACCTCGTTAGTAAATAGGTTCTTTGCGTTGTAGTAAGCTGTCCACTTCATTTTTAATTCCTCTCTGTCGTGTCGGAGTGTGTACCCCTTTGTTAGCTATAACTATATGCCTTGTGTTGCTCTCTGTCAACAACAATTTTAGAGAAATTTCCCTACATATTTTCTACACAAAAATACCCCGCTAACCTGTACACGATTAGCGGGGTTACGCACGGCGGAGGAGTAGACCGTGTAGGAACAGTATACACTAATTCAGCTTAGTGATTGCGCCCGTTTCGTTAGTGGATACACTAAGCGTACCGCTCTTTACTGTACCGTCTGTATCGACTGCGTAAGCTAGCCCGTCATGGACTACAACGGCGTTAGACTGAATACGCCCACTAGCGTCTGTAATGTAGGTTTTACCGTCTACCTCAAACTTACCAGTTGCCATAGTGCCACGTGGAGCGCCGCCATCGGGGTAAAGGTAATACATTGAACCGTTTACCTCTACAAAGCCCGTTTCCATAGCACATTCACGGTTATCAGCGGTTTCACGCATATAGCACCAATACGCCCCATAACGTACCCAGCCTTTAGCTGCGTACCCGTTAGCGTCAAAGTAGTACCATTCACCGTCAATCAGCTGCCATGTATCAGCGTACCAGTCGTTTGGAGCGGTAGCGTACCACCAACCAACAGAGTTATGTACCCAGTGCTGGGTAAAGCCCGTAGCTGCTTTGTCACCCTCTGCAAGCCTTACCCAGCCCGAACTATCCAGCTGCGCAACGTTCAAATCAATGTTACCGTTTGCACTTGAATACTGCCAAATAGTCCAGTCAGACCATGCGCCCGTGCTGTAGTCCATCTGTGGCAATTCCCAGCTAAAACGGTTATCAGGATAGCCCGCTATCCATAGGGCGGAAACATCGGCGCATGACGCAACCTGCGACCTACCAGCGGGGTACGTGTAAACAAGCGGGTAAATACCCGTTAGGGCGTGTACACGGTCAACAAACTGTCTAGCCCATGTAGTAGAACCCCATGCGTCATTATCGCCGTTTTCCCAGTCTAGGCATAAAATTGCCTGTCCGATATAGTCCTTAACGCAACTAATAAAAGCGTCTGCCTCTGCTACAGGTGAACCACCCTCGGCGTAATGATAAACGCCGATTAGTTTACCGTCTGCCTTAGCCCTCTCAAGCTGTCTAACCATATGCGAGTTGAGCGGTCTAGTTCCCTGCGTTGCCTTAGCAATGACAAAGTCAGACCCGCTATAAGCGGTCTCCACGTACCCGCTAGAGTACGTGGAGTAACAAGGCTGATAACCGCTAACGTCAATACCTTTTAACATTACATAACCTCACTAGAGGGCTTAGCGCTAGGCTGTGTATAAGTCATAGCACGGTCGCTGTCGGAGAAACCCGCTGTGGTAGGGTCGTTTACAATTCCAAGAATGGCAAGAACCGCAAACAGGGCGTTCACGGCTGCCATAGCTTGATTAGTAACGCCCTCAATCTCGACCTTATAGCCAAAAATACCAGCTACAACCTGTACCAAAATAAGCAGGGCGGGAATAAGCGCAAGCCAAAAAGCCTTGTTCTTCATGCGTACTTTAAGGTTAACCATAATTTAATTCTCCAATTTCTCGATACGATTGCCTAGGTTTTTTACGTCTGTTTTGACCTCTGTGAGGTCGGTCTGAACTTTTTTTGAAACGTCATCAGCCCTACGGGCAATAATACCAACTACCGCCAACTCTGAGGTATGTTTACCCACTGTAGAAACCACTTCAGCTAATGACTGTTGGTAGCTGCTCATTTGCTCACTCATAACCTGCTGACGGGTTTCTAGGCGTGTCAACGTGTTAGTAATTGAACTTTTCCATTCATCTTCACGCTGCCTTTGTTCCTTGCCTCGACCCTGTATAGTCGAAATAGATACCATGCAACCCAAGAATGACGATACTAGACCAATCACAAAAATTAGCATATCACCCGTGATATTACCGTGCATTATTCACCACCTCTAAAGAAACGAATATGTATACCCGTCTGTCACTTTCATTATAGCGGTAGCCTATTCCATGCTCTTCGGTAACAACGGAATAATTCCAGTCGCATAACCGCTAGACCAGTTATATAGGTAAATATGACCGTCATTACCGTTAGCCGAACCAACCCAGATTTTAGCGGTATTATTGCCTGTCTGTGTTCCCATAGGGTGATAGCCCTCGATTGCTGGTAATAAGTCTTTAGATAGTTGCGCCGTTGTTGTACGTGTTGAATAACCAGCTGCAAGGTAACAATCAAGGTATAACATTCCACCACGCAAAGCATAGCGTACACGACACGCGCCATCATCTTGCAGAGTTATCCAAGGTGTGAACTTTAGCAGCTTTACCAGTTGCTCAAACGTAATATCTACCTTGCTAGCGTTGTTGTTGACTGAAACACTCAGACCGCTAACGTTTGCGCCGATTGCTGTAGTGTTCATTCTGTCATCGCTTGAAAGACGGGTACTCATAGCCTTAGCCTCTACACCAAACCCCGCTGTTGGTCTTAATATCAAATCTGCACACGTTAAAAGCGTTGACCGTGTATCGTCTCTACCGTTGCTGTAGCCCGCTACGATATTGAGCGCTGTACCGCCTAGCGTAACCATTCCAGCATCAAAAGACGCTAATTGTGTTGTACCGTTCAGCAACTTCATACCTTGACGGTCGATAGTTGTATGTATGCCTGTTTTGCTGCCAACGTGAGCGCCCTCGCTATCGTGTGAGAATGTATTTTGCATATCGTCTAACGCCTCTTTTGCTGTTGTTGCTGTAGCTTTAGCCTCTTTAGCCTCTTTCGCTGCCTGTTCAGCTAGGGCTTTGAGCCTGTCAATATCAGCGCTGCCACCGTTGCCACCGCCTAGAACCTCGACCATAACGGGGTTACTCTTTGCGCTTACATTGTGAGCAGGTGAGCCGTCATAATTGCAAGTATTATCCTCAGCGGTTGCGTATACCTTATAGACTTCTCCAACGGTCAAACCGCTAATAATGCACGAACCCGCTGCCGTCAACTCACCCATTTTAACGGGCGTACCGTCTTTCTCAGCGTACAAAGAAACACAGTAAAAATCGGCGGGCTTTTCTTCTTCAAGCGAACCGCTCCAATATGCCACGATTGAGCCATTCTGAGACGCTGCTGCAAGTCCTACGGGCTTACTAGGGGGCGTGGTGTCTCCAACGTTTAAGGCTACGCCGTTACCGCTGCCTAGAATGGTCTTAGTACCGTCTGAGTTGTCTACAGAGATAACCCCGCTTGTTCGTGTAACGGTCTCACGGGCTGCCTGTGCTGCGTTCGCTGCCACGTTTGCCATTTGCTCAACGGGTGATTGTAGACCTACTAGTTTTGTGTGTTTCATCATTTCTCCCATGGATCATAAATAGGGTCGAACGTTAGACTTATTTTATCGCTTAGATTGCCTTTCATTTCCATAAGGCGCAAACGATACACGCCGTTAGGCATTGAGGGGTAGCCGTGCAAATCTAGGTCTACTTCTTGACCTGTCCAAACCTGCGAGGGCGTTACTGCGTTACCTGTGTCGTTGATAAAGACTTCCCCCGTCAACTGAATAAGTGGTCTACTAGCAGCGTCTAGGGTAGCTTGTGCGTGAGCGGTAACAAGTCCAGCGTTCGACCAGTCATTACTGCCAACGTGCGTTTCAATCAAAGGGTAGCCCTGTGGTCTTTCTGCAAGTGTCATATCTTGAACAAGGCTACATAGAGTACCCTCATCTTGACCTGCTCCCGTACCATAAACACGCATGACGGGTGAGCCGTGAGCAACCTTGATACCCTCTATTGTTCCCTCGCCGTTATGCCATGTAAGCGTAGGAATTGCGCCCGTCTGATTAAGATACGGGTTACCCTCTGAACCTGCGTAAAATACCCATTTAACACGGCTATCTTCTAGGACGGGTCTAAACTGTATATCGGGTCCATTCTGAACGTTAGATAACTCTGTGAGCAGCTTTTTAAGCCCGTTATTAGCTACGTTATAACCGTAATAGGTACGCTGTGAACTGCCTTTTTCGCCTCGATATTGCCAGTCAATAGGCAAAAAACCGCTAGGCTTTGCGTTGGTTGCTAGGTAGCCAATCTCACACGCTATACCTCTAAGGCTCATGTTGGAAAAATAGATTGTGTCCGTGGTGGTATTGTTCCATGACTTGCCGAACGTATTTTCTCGAACTAAAACACGGTTAGCGAGAAAGTCCAGCGGGCTAATAAGGCTAAACGCTGTATCTTCCCATGTATCCGTTCGTGTGCCAATAATTCCAGCGATAACAGGTGAACCGTTCCACAATAAGACTAGCCCCCTTTTATATGGCGCTAATAGGTCATTACGTGCCTCTTGCGTCTTAGCTGGTAAAGCCGTCCACGGAATAGTTAGCCCGCTACCGTCTAGCTTGCCTACGCCTTTATCCTTTGTCGTTGAAAGTGAGCAGCTAGAAACGGTCTGTGTCCAGCTTAGACTAGGTATATCAACGGGGGCTAGTAGCGCCCCCGTCATTGTTTCAAAAATGTATGTAGTCCACATTATGCACTTACTCCACCGTCTGAAATGATTAGGCGTTGACCGGGATATGAACCCGCATAGTATGACGCTGTAAGGTTTGAGGCGGGGGCTGCACCTGAACCCCATAGACGGGCTGCAATGGTATGACTTCCTGCGTCAACCTCTAGGACATCTTCAAAGCACTGAGAAATAACAGTATCAGGGCTACAAGTGAACCTAAAGGCTCTAATTACTGTACCGTCTAGCAGCCAATCAACATAACCACTACCCAGCCAGTTATAAGTAGTAGGGTTTTTAGCCTGTACAGAAACAGAGATTTTAACGTTGATATTACGGTCAGTAGGCAAAACGATAGACGAACTCGCAAACGTCCAAGGTGTACCCGCTGTAACGTCTGTAGTTGTTTTGTTCGTTACATCTGCGATAATGCCAAGGCTTGAACCGTAAGGAATAGCGAACTGCCTACTCTCTGCCTCGATTGCTGCGTTAGTTGAAGTTGAACCGCCTGCAAGGCGCATACGTGCGACCTCTGTCGCATATTGAGGAACTGTAGGCGCTTTAGGTGTACCGCTAGGCGTTCCCTGCACTACGCCGATTGTCACTAGGTTATCGCTGTCACCCTTGCTTTTGTCGTGAGACGTGATATATACAACGTCAATTCTAGGCATTGAAGAGGTATTAGCAGCAACGGCGGGGGTTTGTCCACCGTCAAAATAAGCCTCTGTAAAGCCGTCTCCCGCTCCCTTAGAACAGATAGCCATACCAGCACCCACGATATAGGTTAGACCAGTAGAACCCTTTACAGATAGACCACCAACTACGCCCTTGTTAACCCATTTGTGAGCCAACATTTTGCGAATATCTACATCGGTTGTACCGATACCGTCCGCTGTCTGTCGAACTCCAAACGCTACATTTGCCATTTTTGACCCCTTAAATAAACGTATCTCGCAAATTAACCTCGACCGTACCCGTTCCAGCTGCCTCTAATGATAGCGTAACGGTTTCACCCGCTCCAACTACGGGGAACTCACGCAAATAGACGTTACGGGTTACGTCTACACCGTTAACGCTTGCTGTTCTTGTACGGCTGTCAAGAATAACGGGCGCCGAACTAACGCCGTCTGAATAGCCTAGCTGCTCACCCGTTGCCGAATTAGTCACGGTAAAGCCAAACGGCAAATTACCCGTTGCGGTGATAACGGGGTAGGCGGTTGCTGTACCGTGATTAGTGATTGTGCAAATAGACGTTACTCTTTCGGCTGCCACTCCATAGCTAAGCGGGAATGTAAGCACCCCTACGGGGCTGTATTGCAAACCGCCGTAACCTTTTACGCTAGGTATCATAAATGCCACGGAGAAAGCCTCTGAAAGCCTCTCAGGTCTAGGACATACGATAGTCACGGTTACTTCTTCACGATTGCGGGTAGCTTTATCGGCTTTTACGTCAACGCTTAGATAGCCCTCAACATAGGTGTCATGATTATCGTCTTTTACACGGAGTTTAACTAGCCCGTGCGCCATTGCTAAAAGGTCGTTTATAGCCTCCTGCACCTCTGAACGGTCTGAACCCTCTGCGTACAACTCTAGCGTAACTGTACGGGCTGAGTAGAGTACGGCGTTAGGCTCGATATCGTGAGCGCCGTCCGAACTCTCTCGCTCTGTTAGCTTTACTTTAGGCTGTGGAGTTGAGTACCAGCCCTTAATAGTACGGGCGTTGAGTGCCGCGCCTGTCCAGCCCCCCGTGCCGTTGATATGAACCTTGCGCCCGCCCTTTGAAATGACGGCTTGCCATGTTTGCATTTAGACCCCCTGAGCCTCATACAGTGCGTTTCTATGAATGATTGTAGCAGCGGTATAAAGGTCATCATCTGCACGTACAACGTTAGTGTTAAACGTCTGATTGATTTTCGTACTAGAAGAAGAACCGTTAGACCACGAACTCAACATAGAACCATTACGGCTAATGTCCAACTGAACGCCGTTGATATTGTCGTTAATATCCTGTCTCATACCGCTGAACGGGTCAGACTTTTTCCAACCCACGTCAATACCAACCGCAACGCCCTTTGCCATGTTCACGCCGATTAAGTCACGCATAAGCCTAGACGGTGAGTGAATACCCAAGAAACCCTTTACGTTGTTGATTGCGCTCTCAATGCCACCACGTAACGCACTTGTAACGTTTCCGATTGCACCCCTAATACCGCCTACAATGCCGTCAACGATATTACGACCGATTGAACCGATACCGTTAACAACTGTATTAAGTCCGTTTCTAAGGTTTGTACCAAAGTCATCGGCTGCACGTCTAGCACCGTTGGCAAAATCAGACGCAAAGCGAGAAACGGCGTTAACAATGGAATTGAATACATCACTAACTAGCGAACCTAAAGCCCTAGCGCCCGCCATGAAAGCGTTAACTGCTGGTATTACGTTATTGTTTATCCAATCTGAAATGTTAGATAGTGCCACCTGCACCGAACCAACAATAACGTTGTATACCTCCATAAGTGCCATACCCAGCGCTTGAGCGTATGCGCCTACAAGGGTGAAGATAGCCCCTATTGCCTCTAAATAGGGCTGTAGCGCCTCGATTGCTACCAGTAGACCAGCTGCAATAATGTTCGCTAGTGCAGAAATGACATCAAAGACGATACTCAGAATAGGGGCTAGACCTGTTAAAACGCCCGCTATGAACTCAAACGCACCTTGAAGAACAGGCATGATAGCAATAGCCAAATTCTCAATGACGGGTATAAACGGCTCTGAAATATCAACGATGAACTGAATAGCGTTGGCAAGTGTAGCGGTTAGGACGTTGCCAATATCGTTCAACGAACCAACAATAGAGGTTATACCAGCCTGTACAATAGGGTTATTGAACACTCTTACAAGCATATCGCTAACATTCTGCATATGCTCAATTACAGGGTCTAAAGCGCCGTTCAGATTGTCGAACATTTGACCGTCAATATTGAGGGCTGGTAGCTGAATACCGATACCCGCTAAAGCGTCTGTGATTGCAGCGCCTAAGCCCTGCACCATTTGAGGAACTGCGTTGATTAAAGCCGAACCCAGCCCCGTCATAATGCGCCCCGCAACGGGTACAACGTTATGAACAACGTTACCCAGTGCCTCTACTACATTTTGAACTAAAGGCTCTAGGTCTACGCCGTCTTTACCGATACCAGCAACAA